AAGAACAGAACCCGCAGAACAACAACCCGCAACATCCGATTTCCAAACCAGATGATTGAACAAATTAACATCGCTCTTGACCAGAAAGGTTCAGAAAATTTTTCTGCGTGGGTCATTGAATCTTGCCGCCGGGAGCTGGCAGCAGACATAAAATATGCCCGTCAGTTGACTATAAAAAAGAATGATACACAGTATGCTCTGCGATGGCTGTTCATATAACTATTTCTTTATATTGCTGAATTTATAAAAACTCACAGACATTAGCTGTATTAATTCCGAATTGAAATAATCAGCCATATAGAATAAAAATAAAGCATAACAATAATAATCTTCTACCCAATCAGTACATTACTGCTGTGACTCCAACACGGCAGTTTTTTTATTGAACAGATTCCAGTTTCTTCCACCATCGCACCGGACGGGCGACCATGAGGGGAGAACGCCGCGCTCCGTTTACGCGGTAAACCCCGGTGTGTATCGTTTTTGATTATCCCCGCACACTCTCGCAGAGGAGTCTCCCTGTCGGGCTGCGGTCTCTGTTAATGCAGGAATACGGCGACGATACGGCGCATCAGCAAAACTTAGTTCAGGCACTGAGTGCGGATATAGTCCTGTGTCCCTTCCAGCTGCTTCTGCATGGTCATCAACCGTTCTCTGAGGATGAAATAATCCCGTTCAGCGGTGTCTGCCAGTCGGGGGCCGGTTGCATTATCCACGCCGGAGGTGCCGGTGGCTTCACGCACGGTACCGGAGCAGGTGGCGTTGATCCGCAGGCGCTTACGACCAGCGGCAACATCAGCACGCAGAGTTTCATTTTCAGCTCTCGCATCGGCTAACTCCCTCGAGTATTTTGCATCGAGCGCAGCAACATCACGCTGGCGCACCTGCATGTCAGTAATGGTGGCATTCGCCTGTTCCAGCTCTCTGGCTTTTTTATCGCGCTGCGCTTTGTAGGTGAGCGCGTTGTCACGGTAATGGTTTGTTGCCAGCCACAGCGCACCACAGCCAACCGCCAGGACAATAATCACCACACACAGAACACGGTTCATCTCTCTTTCACCCCACCAGTCCCGATAACGTCAGGACTCGCCAGGCGGTGGAAAAGAAAATGGCAACCAGCATGACTAAAAATGAAATGCCGACAAGTACACAGAGGCTCTTCACCAGCGTTATGAGTTTATCTGATATCATTAGCCACCCCATCAATCCGCCTTTGTTATTTTCCCTTTGCCTGTATCAGCCAGGACAAAATCAATCAGCATATTCGCTTCATTTACCAGCGTACGGATTTTTGATACATGCGCGGCTTTAACCTGTTTCCACTCATTCAGCCCGGTAGCAAACACACTGGCAATGTTTTTATCCCGTTTCATGTCAGCACAAGCCTGGTTGAGTTCTTCCATCACGCTCATTTTACGGGGATTAACGACAAAACCCTTCGTCCAGTACTCGTAAAGAACATCGTCGCACTCTTCCTGATACCGGATGACCTTATCGCGGATTTCGGGTTTTACTTTGTTGGGATTAATGGTTTGTAGCCAGCCGGCAAGTTTTCGAAGTGGCATGGACACCATATTGCGTTGTTTCCCATCCTCAGCAACCATAACGATTTCCGTTATAGTTGACGCAAAACGCTGTCTTAACTTAGCCAACTGTGATTGCCAGGCCAGCCCCATCCCCGCAACGACAGGTTTCATGGGAACGTATGGTTCGCCATTATGGTTAACTACATAAAGAGAGTTGCCGTGAAACGGCACGGCCATCATATTCATCGGTTATTTCCTTTTAGTGATGAACCTTGTCTCACAGGAATCCAGCCCACAGAAAGGCACCGACAGCCAAACCGGTATCCTCAAGGGTCATCCTGAAAGGTTCTGTGTTGTGAGATGCGCGTGAGATGCGCAGAAATGACAAAGGCATCATTACGGTGCCTGAGTGTTAAACAACTGTTTTGACTTTATTCACTTACATTTTGCCAATTTGCAGGATTTCGTGTTATCCGTCCATGTAAGCAAACCTCATTTTTCAGCAAAATATTCTTCTTATCTGTCGATTCCCCAGCACGCCAGCGCGCTCTCCTGGTCACGACGGGATACCTGACCGTAACAGTTGTTTGAACGAATACGGCAGTCTCTGCCACCGTCCTTAATCCACCAGCGAATCGCTTCGCAGGCACCTTTTCGATCACCTGCATTAATTCGTCTGTAAAACGTCGACGGGAAACACTTACCGGGACCAATGTTGTACGGACAGAATGACGCGATCCCCGCTTTCTGGGGTTCGGTCAGCGGCACTTTGATGTTTTTCTCCACCCATGCCAGCGCCTTATCACGCTCAATGGCGTTAACCTGGTCGCATTTTTCCTTCGACAACTTCATGCCCGGGACGACAGGTTTACCATCCACCAGGATGGCACCGCGGCAGATGGTCCAGATACCCGTACCATCACGGTATGCTGTGGTGTGGTTACCTTCCTTTTCATCCAGAAACTGGTCGAGGATTTCAGGCGCAGACGCCCCTGCACCAATCAGCGCCAGAACGGCAGCCGACAGGCCGTATCTGATTTTTGCGTTCATGGATATTTATCAGGATTTATCGATTTCAAATCCCTGGATATGTTAAGTCTTCAGGCCAGCGGTGGAGTCTTCAGAGAACCAGTAATTCTTCCCGGTAGCTTTCCTCTGTAGGTTATCAACACGTCCTGCGCCTCTAAAATGATGGGCCGCTTTTCCGGCAACGGACCATCCCCTTCACATAACCCGGCAGCAACATCCATGAAAAACTGCTTCGCCTGCTTTTTCGCCTCAGCTTCGTAAAACTCCAGCGTGGCTCCTTCAGTACGGTCAAGACTAATCGCCACATCTGGCAACAACAGTGACGGATACCCACCAATTTCCGGTGCCACAGTAACAGTAATCTTATCCGGGTAATTATTTATCCCTTTAACAACCAGTTCGTATTTTTTCTTCATCGCTTTACTCTCCCCGCGCCGCCTTACGACGGTCCTCTCTGATTTTGAAATACAGGTTAGTCAGATACGTCAGCAGGCCAAACAGCAGACTCCCCAGCACACCTATCGCCACCCACTGGGACGGAGAGACTTTGTCCAGCAGCTGCAGTAACCAGTATCCCGTCCCCACCGCTGACGTGGTGTATGACACACCCGTTGTGATTTTTTCCATCTGGTACATACCCCGTCTCCCGCAATCCGGAAGCTCACAACAACAGGAGGGGCATCAGCTCACACCGACAGCCCCTGCGTATGGTTACATCATCATTTCGCCGCCAGGCTGAGGCTCACTGCTACCGTCAGGCTGAGACACAACGCCATCTGAAACAGCACTGTCACCCGCGCCGTCTTCAGGCTCAGGAGCAGCCGGTCCCCCCAGCAGCTCATCCAGAATGGCATCCACTTCAGCATCAAGACGCGCCTCAAGATTCTGGCGGAGTTGCTGTTTCAGTGCGCTTCTGACTTCTTCAGAGCGCAGGACGTCCTTCACTGCTTCAGCAGTGACCAGAGATTTTATTTCTGACATGGGATTTTCTCGTTGAAAGGTGTTGTTAAGAAAGTTGCTACGAAATGAGAGGCTCTTCGGGTTTTGTTCCGGCTGACTGGCTGGCGCTGATTTTTTCCGCCGCCGCGGCATCAATCTTTTTGCGTATATAGTTCCGGATAACCTTATACCCGCCACTTACCAGATATAACGTGCACACCACCGTGCAGAAATACAATAAAATAAGCTGTACAAATCTCATTATCCCTCCCGGTTATTGATATGGTGTTGACATCGTTAATACCTGTTGGTTAAAAAAGTGTCCTGCATGTTTTGCTTTGGATATAACGACATTTGCCGCCGGTTCTGGCTCCTTGTTTTCCCTGCCCCGGCGGCCTTTTTTTCCTGCTTACGGGTTATTCACTTCCACTGTTATACTTTCAATCAGCACCGGATATGTCGCACCGCTAGTGATATCGGTCACGCGCAATTTGTCTGCCGTAAACGTGCCGACCGGTGACTGTGACAGCATGAACGGCGTCCCGTCCTTACCATCAATGACCGGCGTCACCTCAATACTGTTGTTACCGGCAAAACGGAAGCCCAGCGTATGCCATTCGTTATCAAATGCGCCGAATGACCCCAGCTTCGTGTTCTGACCAGCATTTCCCTTGTGGTACATCACATTAAGGTCTGTGGCATCGCTCTGTACGTAAAACGACGCCAGCAGGTTATGACCGGCATTACCTTCCAGTGTGACGCCCTGAGGCAGTGAAGAAACCGGCCAGTACAGCGCCAGTGCGTACTGATTAGCTGTCAGTGTGCCATCAACTTTAAAACGACAACTGATAAGCCCGCCCTTCTCCAGCAGGTCTGCGCCATTACCGGCATCATGCTGCATAAACCACGAGGAACTTCCTGTCTGTTTGGTCCACCTCAGCGCCTTACCTCCTGCAGCACCTGCATCATCAACTACCAATGCACGCCCTCCTTCAGCTCCCCATCCCTGCGGATTCAGTAAACCACCTGACTCTGTTGCACGGTAATAAAGCAGCGTTGTCACTGATTTCCCGTCCGTTGACGGTGTTGATGGTGTGTCCGGTGACGGCTTCTCATCCGGCGGCATCACAACCTGTTCCCCACCCACCAGTTCAGCCGTCCTGCATGGAGAAGAATCGCTGAGGCAAGACGGTCAGAAATAATCCCCCTGCGTGCCCATGAGCTGAAATGGCTCGCACGGTCTGCTGACGTCCAGTTTGCCGACGTCCGGGAGGCCGCACCGTAATATCCTGATGCCGGAATATCCGGGTCTTCTTCCGGTTTGTTCGTCGGGACATTTGCTCCGTTCTCATCGGTCATGAACGGCACAAAGTGAATATTCTTTTCCGTTTTGTTTTTGTAACTGCCGTACACCGTCTGGTAAGTGGATTCGCTCTTCTGCTTCCAGAAATAAGTTGTGTCTCCACATATCCAGGGAACACCGTCAGCAGAACCACCAGCGCACTGTCCCACCATATCTGCAAGGTCCGTACGATATTGTTCCACTACTTCTGTAAAACGGGCTGTGTGATTTGCTGGCGTTCCGTCAAAGTCAAATTCCCCCTGCATCCACACCACGGCAAGCAGCACATTTTTCGGGTTCTTTGCCAGCGCGGCTTTTGTACGACCGATGAGATCCTTATACAGCGGCCTGCCCACACCCCAGCGGGTAGAACTCTCTGAGGCACCGGTCACGTCACTGTATGTTCCATCTGCCCCGGTGGTGAAAGCTGAACCACCACGGCAGCACGGAACCAGAAGAATACCCGCATTCGCCGGTATAAACGGCAGCAGCTTTTTGGCAATATGCAGCCCCTGCCCCACGGTTCCGTACTGACCTTTCGACAGGTCAGCTTTCGGATGATTAAGACGGCTCATGTCCTGTACATCATGCAGACAGTGGTCTGCCGGAATAATGTCGTTATATTTACAGGGAGCGCCATCCGGCGTCACTGTGCTGCGACGAGCCAGTTGCTTTATACGCGGGTCAGGACGGTCATATGTCTGCGGCAGAGGAAGCCCCTCACCGTAAGCCATGCCGTTCGACTGCCCGGCCAGTGGAATAACGTAGTAATAATCTGGCTCCGTGGTGACCACTCCCGGATAGCCACCATCCCCCGTGCCGGGCACAACCACTGGCGTGGTCACATCCCCCTCCGCGGCAATCGCCTGCATCAGGGTATAAGGGGTTATGGCCACAGGACTACCAAACGGCTGCCAGCCCTCTTTCAGTTTGTGTGTCAGCTTTTCCGCAAGATCTGACGGCGACGCCGCCCTGACAACATCATAATGTTTAATCGACATCGAATTTCTCCCGTGTACAGGAACAGAGTTAAAAAGCCGGAACCGGAATCAAATCACAGGATGACCATCTGCCAGTGGCTGGTCGTAAAAAAAAGGCCGCGCCATGCGCAGCCGGAAATAAAGGGATAACGATGATAGTTTGAGAAAAACAGAAATAACACTTTTGTGGCAAAGCATGGTGCCGGGTGCCTCCCGGTGAATTCAGTACCAGCACCTGAATCCGCGATTATCCCATATACCTGGTTGCTGATTGCCCCACCGCACAGGGGGATTCACCATGCAGTAGTATTTTTAATAAACAGTAAACAAAAAAATCAAGCATTATGCAGGCTGTTTCTTTTTATCACCGGCCACAGCAATACCACAATGCCGCAGACCAGCCCCCCATCCGCCAGCACCGACATGATTCTGCTGGTGAAATCCACCATCACCACCAGAAACAGCAGGAGTGCAGCCACAGCCAGGCGCAGTTTTACCGTCACAGGTGATTCTCCAGACGAAGCCCCAGAACACCGGCAATCTCTTCCAGCACCTTGCGCTCTTCCGGCTCAATTTCGCCGTCTGCCTCCGCAATGGCCACCGCCACATCCAGCACATCTTCCGCTTCACGCGTATCGTGTTTCACATCCTCGATCTCACGTAACGCCGCACGACGACCAGTTTTAAAGTTCGTATCCAGCTGACCGATAATGGTTGCGCTAATCGCATTAATTTCTGACGTAAACGCGGACAGCGCAGGCTGATTACGCAGTACCTGTTCGATCTTCGCTTTCTAGGAAGCCTCACATTCACCATCTGCACAGGCCACCAGGTATGCGGCGTTAATCACCACCTGTGCCAGATCGCGTTTTTCAAACTTTTTAATTTCCGTTGCCGCTCTGCGGGCTTTTTTTACCAAAAATACCAAACATCGTGACGTTCCTTTGGGTGGGTGAGCCAACGCCCGGGAGCGATCTGCCCACAGAGAAAGTCACACTGACCACTCCGTAAGCTCCCCCCCGAAAGGCTCTGTGGTTGGTATGCGCCGGGCGTGGCGCAGATACAAAAAAGGCCCGCAAAAGCGAGCCGGGAAAATAAGTGTAGCGCGTTGTACTGGAGTCGAACCAGTGACCGATTGCTTAGAAGGCAATTGCTCTGTCCTGCTGAGCTAACAACGCAGAATACCGATAATGGACCACCACCGGGGACTCGAACCTCGCACACTCAACTTAAAGGGTTGACGCTCTTTCCTGATGGCTAGTGGCGGTTGGTGGCCCTTGCTGGATTTGAACCAGCGACCTGGCGATTATGAGTCGCTCGCTCTCACCACTGAGCTAAAGGGCCGGGCGCAGGATAATAACGTTACGAAATCAATGTTGCAAGCATACAAAAATCACCCTTATCTCCTCCACCAGCGCATTCACCATGTCTATCCGAGATAAGTGGCACAACAAAACCCGCTTGTGGGCGGGTTTTGTTTGCTTTTGCCATCACGTACAAAATCGGCAAAATATCAGATTTGCATGAAATATATGCCTTTCAATCTACTTTTGCAACACTTTGCTTTGAAAATGCCGCCTTTTGTTTTGAACGTGTTCTCATTACAAATAATAAAGCCTCACTATCCAGTCGGTGAAAAATGTGTTTCATTGCAACCCAGTGACGAGTAAATGTTTTGGACCAGTTTTTAGTTGTCACTCCCGCCAGTAATGCCAGCTCCTGATATTCATAACCTTCCCCACCAAAAAGTTCTGCTTTTACTGCCTGCGCCGCCAGCCAGATTAATTTTTTCAGGCGTTCCTGCGTTTTCCCAGCAATTTTTCTGGTACCGGATTGAGTATTAAATTCATTCCACGCCCACTGTGTTATCGCGATCTGATATTCCCAACAAATACTCCCGCTGTAACACCACAACAACCAGGCTTTATGATGTTCTTCAAGAGACAGAACAGCCCGCCGCCACGATGATGTCGAAAACTCAACCGGACTGACCAGAGGAATTGACGTCACCTTCGCCAGCGATTGCTTTCCCGGGATTGGTGGATTATCCCGCGTTATCATTTTTCCAGTCACTTCATCGCGGTACCGGATTTTTTTTCGCCTGTAACGCCCTGTATCGAACATGGCATTCTCCTGCCAGGCTTCAAGCTGACCTTTTGTTGCCCCACTCAAATCAGCGGTGGCGATAATGAGCTGCTCACGCACAAACTGTAAATAGTGGTTATTCATGCGCACTCCAGTTCTGTGATTTTTATCCCCAGCCGCCCACCAGGAACGAGCTGACCGCGCACAATATTGATTTCATCAAACTGCTCGTCGTCTATGAGAAGTCCGGCATGCGTCAGCACATCCAGTGGTGCTTTCAGGATATTGTCCAGGTCACGACGGCGCTTATCCGGTGGCTCTGCAATAATCTTTATCACCAGCCTTCCGGACAGGTTTAATTTCAGCCGCTGCTGGCGAACAATTAGCGCCACATCACGGCGATAACGCTTTCCGGCTTCCGAGATGAAATACGTATTGCCATGACGTCGCCAGTAGGTATTCACCGTCGGCGGGTAAGGCAAAACAAATTCTATCCGTTCAGTCATTCATGCTTTCCACTTCAGGACACCCGAATTTCTCGCGTGCATTAAAAAACGAATCAGCAACAACAGCTGGCTGCCGTGTTTTTCTTCAAAATCTTTTACCCCAGCGTGCAGTTCGTTATGACATTTACGGCACAGCGGAATAACAAACAAATCATCAGCCTTTGTTCCCATCCCTCCCAGTCCATGACCAATGATGTGATGCGGATCATCTGCCTGATTACCGCACGTCATGCATTTCTGCGTTTTTACCCAGCGCGTGTATACAGGCATCTCTTCCCGTTGTGGTTTCTGGCGCTGGAGATACTGAGCCGGTGACTCCGGATCAACGGCAATGCTGACCACCGTCTTTTCCTGTGGCGGGTTTTGCTGGTGGGCGTGAGGCAGCGGCGCAAGATTTTTTGTGCGCTGCTTCAGTATGATGGTGGCGGTCTGCTCTCCCGGTACGATGTCGCTTTCACGGTACATTGAGCGGATTTTTTCCGCACGCAACCCCAGCGAACGACGTAATACCGCTTCCGGTAGCGCGTCCGCCACCTGATTGCGGACCGCCCACCAGGATAATTCAGCCAGAGATAATTCACGCTCCTG